TGGCATTGCGGTATTTAACTGTCGAACAGCTCTCCTCAGTGAGCATATCAGTTATGATCGGATCAAAAGGACAGAGCGGATATTCCCAGTCACCATCGACAGTGAAATACATTACCTGTCCCAGATAATTCTCCGGCCCGCCTTCGTCAATCATTTGCTGTTGTGCTTTTACCGGATCAAATTTATTGATGAATTTGACATCCTTCATATTGAATGTCTTGCCCGTCAGTCCTGTCCAGTCTGGATGAATAGCAATCTTGCCGGTATATTCACTGGATTTTATCTCAAGACGGCAGTGTTCAAAAGGCACATTGTAATATTCAGAGGGGATTGCCATGCCATTATATTTAACAAGCATAGCAAATCCATTAAAATTCTTGAGATCTTTGGCCGACTTGTAAAGAAGAGAATTTGCTCGTTCATTGTTGGTATTGAATATTGTGTTGGCGAGATTCTGATCATTGAAGCCGGCGCCTTCAACGAACTTGACATAGATATCCATGCAGGTTCTCCCGGTGCCGGAACTATTTACAATCTCTAAAACCTTCTGAGGATAATCATTATTAGTGCCATATCCTTTTATTCTCTTTGAAGTAATGTATATGTTCCGCTCAACCCGTGGTGCCGTTTTTGTAGCGGATACTCTCATTATTCAATTAATTTTGAAAGAGTCTCAAACAGATAATTGGTTAAATCAATCTTATTTTTATCTTCCCATTCCTTTTCGGGAAGATTTTTCTCTTTGGCCAGCTCGATTAGTTCGACTTTGTTTTTTTTGAGAGACTTTTTCAGTTCCTCAATTTTTTCTTCTTTATCCAAAATAACAGGTGGAATAATTACTGTCGTTGCCGGCTTTATAATCTTTATCTCAGGCGGCGGCGGGACAAATGTAAGTTGCGGCGAAGGCAGTCTTGCAAAAAGTACCGCCTTTTCAGGGTGACGGCTCAGGTGCCATTCGGCGAGTTCGTCAGTCATAGTATCATTCGTGCATGCCTTCTCCGGATGGCCAAGTTCCTGAAGAAGTACACCTCTTTTTAGTTCATAATTTATTGCCATAGTCTTGATGTTTAATGTTTTGAATGTCTTTACAATTTCCAGCATAGCCTCTATAAAACATGTGGCGCATGATCCCCTCATATACTTCCCGAAAACTTCCTTATACGCCTCCCGTATCTTTATTTTCCTTGCAAAGGTACGTTCTTTTTTTGAACTGATGTATGCCCTCGAGAAATAAAGTACTTCATCCGCCGGTGTCATATAAAAGAATGCGGATTTTAACCCGCATCTTCTTAATCTTCACAGCACGGCGCAAGCAAGGAAGCAAGCGCAGATCTCGTCAAAGCTATTGTACCACCGACGAAATAACTCAGTGGCATATATGATTCTTTCAGCTTATCGGAGCATCCGGCCGTCAGCATCCATCCTCCGAGCATTTCATCATCATTGGCATTGCGCTCAGCGGCATTCAATTCAAGTCCGAAGTCCCAACCCAGCACCTCAAAAACGGTGCGGCCATTGCCGAGAATAGTATCAGGCTTGTTGTAATTATTCTCTATGATGATCATGAAGCGGCTATCCTTAGCATTTTCGATCCAGAGTTTCACCTCCGGCGTATTGTCGAAGATGCGGAAGATGAAATTGTGATCCCATACTTTCTGATATGTCTTCTTCACCATAGCCGTATTATGTTCATTGGAGAAATTATAACCCGTGACGCAGTAAGCATAACATGGCGGCGATGGAGACTTAAGCACAAGTTGTGTAAGAAGCAGTGCGTTATCAGGATCGAATGTACTCAAGTCCTTGTCAACGCAGTCGTAGTTTATGAAGTAGGCTATATCCTTAATACCCGGAACGAGGTTCTCACAGTTCTTAAGGATACAATCCACTATCTGATTGCAACCTATTGTCATAGTCGTAATATTTAACGTCCTACCATCAAGAGCCGATCATCGATGATCTTCACATCGAAAGCATCACTCGCTTCAATCCTATTTTTGCGACTCATAGGATCGTAGAACGAATTAAAATTTTCGAATAACGAGGTACATGCCATACCGACATTCAAATTTGAGACTGTCGTATAGACAACTCTATGTGGATCATTCCAGCGGACTCCGCTGTTCTCATAAGCTCTGATATATTGATCCCATAAAGGAAGAGCCAAAAGCCTTATGCCATCCCATGTTGCGAATTCAAGGCCGGTTATCGAGAGTCGGTAATCCTGGAATGCTGTACCGAGAGCCTGAAGTTGTCTGCGCAGACGATCCATAACGGATTTTGTTACAATGAGAATCCTGTCAGGTTGTGCTGCTAATTCCGGAATTGCATTATCGATAAGAGCGTTGATGGCATTGTATGTCAGAAGTGGCGTCGCAACCGTTCCCTGCAAAGCATAGGTCAATTGGTTGTTGCCAGGCATGGCATTTAGTTGCAGCGGATTAGCGGCATAGATAACGGCGAACTGTTGAAAGAAGCCATTTATCACATTGAAGAATGCCGGGTCAATCCCTGGAGTAAGCACTCCGATAGGGAAATTTGCTGCGGCCTGATCGCCAAACCACGCAAAGCGAAATACCATTTTCGGAAGATCCCTTGAAAGGATATTCTGAATGAAAGCGAATATCTCCGTTTTCGAGAGATCATAAACATTTGCACAATCGACATAGAATTTCAGAAGTGAATCAGCAAGTTCCGTGACGCACATCTCGATCAAAAATTCAATATATCGAGGTTCCCATGTCTTTTCAATAGCGGGAAGTTCATAGCATTGTGGCGTAGGATCGCAACCCTGTGCAGCCTTACCAACAAGACCGAATGTTCCGGGAACGATACCGATACGTCTGTCATTCTTGATGCCAGTGATAAGCGTGAGATATGTTGCGAGATCTGGCGCTTCAAGTACAGCAGTTACGACAAGTTCATTCAACGATCTGAGCTCATCAGCGGTGAAATGAAGATTGTCAAAATTTAGTGTGTGTCCACACACAGGAGATGTCTGTGACATAATTATTCTTTTTTATCGTTTTTGTTTTTCAGAATTTCACGTACACGGTCGAGATTGATTTCGCCGACTTTATCAGCGGAGCTGAATTTGCTGCGGCCTTCCGGCTTCCATGTATTCTTCAGATTTGTCAGTTCCGTAACAAGCGCAATGGCTTTTACTTTTTCTGCCTCAAAGGCAACTTTAGATGCTTCCGCTTCAGTTTTCACTTTCTCCGCATCGGCAAGTTTAGTTGTCAATTCAGCGATTTTCTCATTTGTCAGTTCGAGTTCGGTTTTTGCTGCTACCGGCTCTTTGATTTCGGTTATCATACCATTGACGATAACTATTGTTTTACCGTCAGCCATAGTGAATGTCCCGTCCGGTGTGGCCTTATCACCGACAGCAGGTGCGCCGGTTTCCTTGTTGAGTTTTATCTCCTTCCCGTCCTTGTCCTTGAGGGTCTGATCTTTTTCGGGAAGCCTCGAAAATCCTGCTATCCTTGCAATTGCATTGTCAAGCGTGGTTCCGAGTTTTTCAAAAAATGATTTTTCATCCATAACGATTTTATTTTTAATATTTATATATGCATAAGCCTTTACAGGTTCGATTATTTTTGTTGCAAAACCGAGCGAAAGCATGTCTTCTGCGGATAATTTCGTATCATCTTTCATATATTCGGCTAACTTGGCCTTGTCAGCACCAGTTTTCTCGGCATAGAAATTCAGTATTTTTTCTTCTTCCTGCTTTAATGATTCGGCAATCTTCAATAAATCCGTTGATTCATATTGATCTGCCAGAGTATAAGGCGGGATAAAAGGATTATGAATAAGTCCGTCAGCATTTTTCATTATCTCCCTCTCCGATCCTGCGAGAAATACGATTGTGGCTATCGAATAGATTTTGCCTTCGCCAATGGTCTTGATTTTTTTTCCGGAATTTGTCAGCAAATCATATATCGCCCATCCTTCCTGGACGTCTCCACCACGAGAATTTATTTTGACTGTGAGATCAGATGAATCTTTATGCTGTTCAAGGAATTCCGATACTTGTTTTGCTGAGATTGTTTCATAATTATCGAGAACATCTTCCGATGCCTCACCAATATCGCCATAAAGTTTTAGGATTGCAGTCTCCATATCTTAAATATTACCAGCCCCA